GGCTCACACAGAGCGTATATAAAAGTCATCCTCATTATCCACGTCGGGCTTCAACCTCGGCGCGAGCCCGGTCGAGCGCGTCCGCAGGTTTCTCGTTAATGCTTCCGGCGCCGGCGGCGGCGATGGATGAGGTAGCCGTGGTATCGCGAAGGCGGTTCGTTGAACCTTTCTTCACTTTTTCCAACAGCGTGTTGGCGGCGTCCAATTCCGCTTTCAGCTTCGCAACCTCGGACTTGTGGGACGAGGTGGCCGCAGAGTAGTCCGCGCGCAGTTTCATCAACTGGGCCAGCCCCACTGCCAGGAACGCTCGCATCTCGGCGCTGTCGTCGTCTATGGCTTCCTTGATGGCTTCCTTGGTTTCCGTCAAAAGCTTGTTGTGCTCCGTGATAGACGCCTTCTCTGCGTCAGTGGACTTGTCCGTGGATTTCTTTTCCACGAACCAGTCCAGCTTCGGCAACATAGTGTCGAGCGTAGTCGCGGCCTTCTCGCGAAAATCTTTCTTCGCAGTTTCGACGGCCTGGGCACGCGTGGTCAAAAACTCTTCGGAGTTTTTCTTAGCCGAGGCGATGGCCGTGGATTTCCTGTCCTTAAGGTCTTCGAGCTGCGTCAATTTTACCTCGATGAACCGCTTAGCTGCGGACGGCAGCTTCTCCAAAATCGGGTCCCACTGAACTTTGAACACGCCGCCCATCGATTTGATTTTCTCGACGGTGTGCTCGGGCACGCCGACGGATAAAAGCTTGCCGTAAATGGACTCGGCCTGCGTGGAGGATTCCTCGTCGAATTTTTTGAATTCGGGGTCCGCCTCGACATCGAGCTTGCGGCGAAACTCGCGGAGGTCTTTCAATTCCGCTTCGACTTTGGGGTCGAGCCGGCCAGCCTTCTCGGTGAGTTCCTTGATTTGTTTTTCAAACGCGTCGCGCTCCGATTGGAGGGCGGTAACCTTCTCGTTCGCGAGCCGCTTGATGTTCTCAAACGCCTCGGCGGACTTGCCCTTCAACTGAGGAGCCTGCACGTCCGCAAAAGCGTCGGTCGTCGCGCCGGATACCGGAGTCGCGTCACCCGACGGACCAGTTGCCGCGGGTTGTCCCTTCGGAAGGAACTTCCCGGTCGCGGGGTCCCGCTTGTCCTCGGGTCCGGTAGCGCCGGATGCCGGGGTCGCGTCACCGGATGGACCGGTAGGACCGGCGTTCCCAGTTATCGGGCTGTCGTCTTCCTGCTGCTTCAGCAGCGCGTCGAGCGCGCTCGATGTCTCAGCCGAGATTGACGGAAGGTTGGCGCTCTGGTCTGCGCCGTGAGCGTTAGGGTTGGGGTTGGGCATAAATTACTGTTGGGTATTTTCTTCGGCGGGCGGTTCGTCGGAATCCTTCCACAGCTCATCTCTATCCAAATCAGGATAATTGGGCTCTGGCTCGGCCTGGGGCGGCCTGATGGTCTGTAAATCCAACAACGCCTGGACGGCGCGTTGGTATCCTTCGCGAAGACAGGACGACACCAAGGTCGCGTGCGGACTCGCGTCAGAAAATGCTGGCATGGAATAGAGCACATGCTGCAAGGCGATGGCTCCCGTGGAACTAGCGAGAAAATCCTTAAGAATCTTCGCGTCGTCGCTGTCCCATTTGTTGGGCTCAGTAGAAATCATGGGTCTGTAGGGTTAGACCGGTTGCTAAAGGGTCTGGGCTGGGGCGGGCTCGGGTTCAGGCGGCATCTCTTGAGGTGCGGCACCTGGAATAGGGTTGCCAGCTTCGTCAGTCGGTCCAGGAGGCGCCCCTGCTTCCAGTTCGGCTTGACGTTGCTGAGCCATTTGGGTTTGCTTGGCCATCTCGATAAGCTTCGGCATTTCCGCCGCGAGTTTTGCGATGATGTCCGAGAAAGGTTTCATTGCGGCCTTGTCCACACCGGTCTGTAGTCCGACCTGCTCGTGCGCGGAGCAATGTTTCAAAATTGCGACGAGCACTGGGATAACATGAGGGTCCTGGACCGCCTGCTGCGCGGTGGCTTCCAATGCGGGCATCGCGACCTGTAAGTGAATTAGGTGATTGTCGCGCGGCGATACCGGAATTTCCGCACCTTGTGGAATAATTACGGACGCAAGCTCCATCATCTGCGCGCGCGTCTGCTCGGCCTCTTCCGTCGGGTCATTATCCGGCAACAACACCGAAGTCGCGAATTCTTCGTCCACGAGCGCGATGAGTTTGCGCCGTTCTATTTCCTTGGCGTTGTAAAGCGGGTTGCCGCGGGCCTCCTGCGCGATGATTACGACTTGCTGACGCTTAATCTCGGTGTAGTCCTTCACGGTTTCCGTGGAGGGCATCTCCGCAATCATCTTCAACTCTTCCTTGGTCATCACCATGAGAAGACGCTTCTGCATTTCCTTCGCGTCATCCTCAGAAGTGTGCGGGTCGCAGGCGCGCCGCTGAATCGTGGTCACCGCCGCAGAAAACTGTGTCAGAAATCGCGAGATGACGTTGTCCTTGGTCTCCTCCTCGCGCGAAGCGAGAAAATCCACCGCGGCCTTAGTCACGCGCTCACCTTCGAGCGCGCGCGGCGTGGTCGCGCCGGCCATCTGGTCGAGAAGGCCCGTCAAAAACTGGTCAAGCTGAACGAACGGTTCAACCGCGGCGTCCAGCTTGCGTTCGAGCACGCTATATCCTTGCGCGATGAGAATCGCGTTGCCGACAACCGACATTCGGAAGCGTTTGAGGACTTTTTCGTCCGCTTGGATGATAACTTTGCCCGAAAGGTTCAACCGGTCCACGACTTCGTTGCGGGAGCGGTCAATAATGCCGGCGATGGAATAAAGTTCACGCCCGATTCCTTTCGAGCCGTGGATTGTTCCGTTGCCTTGCTGAAAAGTGAAGAACGCGGCGGCGTCCGCCATCGTTTTGTATTGGTCTTCGCTCGTGAACAGCTCGGTGAACGTCTTTTCCTCGAAAATATAGTGCGAAACCTGCCCGTCAATCTCCGTGGCGAGCAAATGCCACACGACAACCACGCGCGCGCCGCTTTCATGCGATAGACCGAGGTTCGATTCACGAATCAGGTCCTCATAAACACGTTCCCAGGCGGAATACTGCGAGCGTCGGTCCTGTGGCATCGCCGAATTGATAATCTGGACCGTGTTTTCGATATTCCAACCGCGTGTTTTCGCGGCGTCCTTGTCCTTGATGAGTTCGAACAGCTCGTGGAGCAGAAAAACTTCCTTGAGACACACGACCTGCGCTTTTCCAGGGGTTGGCTTAGTCCCGGTGGGCACCGCGGCGAAGTCTTGACGGAAAAATTTCGGCATCCAACTGAATTCATCGAGCCACGCGAGGACCGCCCAGCCAAAAAGGGCGTTCTCCTGAGCGAGGTCGCCCAAAAAGTCACGCCAGCCGGCGCGATTGCGACACAATGACGTAATTTCTCGACGGAACGCCTCGGTTTTTACCGCGGCTCCTTCGATATCGTCGGGAAGTTTCGAGTTGGTGAGATATTTCACCGCTTCGATGGCCTGAACGAACCGCGGCGCGACCTTTTCGACGAGCATCGCGAGGACTTTGGTGGAAAAGTTCGCCTTCCAGCCCAATCCCTCGTTCTCCAGCGCGTCGGTTCGATGGGGTTTCTCCGAATTCACCTTCGCCTGGATGCGCGCGTTCTTGATGTTGCGCTCGCGGGAGGCCGCGAGCAATACCATCACGATGTTTCGCGCCTGGATGGCGTCGCGGATGGCCCGGTTGCCCGGCTTCAGGTTCTTTGACAGGTCCGGCGGGGAGACGGCTCCCTTGAAATCTCCCTGAGGCTCGCTCGCGTAGGAGGGCTCGGGCAATGACTGTGCAAGTGGCATCTTACCTAGAAGTGTTGAATTTCAGACATTTGTCAAGGGCCATCTGTGGTCTGGACAGGACTCCGTCGCCAGCTTGCTTTTCGCGTCCACGAAACAGAAACACAGGCCACACTGCCGGGTCTTAGGCTTGAAATGCGGGCACCGGTGGCAGGCGTCCACCCGCTTACCGGCTATTTCCGGTCCGACAAACACCTTCGAGCCGGTGGCCGCGGCCACGACGACTCGTCGAACCGCCTTTAGGGCCGTTTTGACCGCCTTGATTTTTTGCACGACGAACAGCCGGGGTTGGGTTGAGGGATGGCCCGTTTGGGACGGCTTGAGGGAGAAGGACCTTTGCAATATCCGGGGAAGTTCTTGCAAAGCTGGGCGTCAATCTCCCGGGCGGGGTCACCAATTGGGAACCTGTTGATTAGGCGGTAGTTAACCACGCGCGAGACGAGCTGGGCGAACGACTTGCCGACGTGCTTGACGCCGGTGTCGTCTAAAAACTCCCAACCCGTTGGAGGAAAGAGACCTCTGTTAAAACGCAGGCTCATAAAAATTCACAGTTCGTGGTCATCCAGCGCGGTGTCCAGGTCTTCGAATCGGTTCGTCCGGTCGCAGCCAATATCCTTGGCCTGAGTGTCCCATTCACTGGACTGGTGGTCAACCGGGTCAATCGAGTTGTCGCCGGACATGCTCGGTATGAACCCGCTGCCCTTGCGCGCGGCGTGGACTAGCAGGGTGAACGCATCGGCCAAGTTCGGCGACTTGCCGGCATGCCGCGACTTCCAGTCCCTTTTCGACTCTACGTGAGACTTTTTCCCAATCATCCGGAAGAATCGGTCCGTCAACTCGCTGGTCAAGTCCGCGGTCTCCATGCCCAGCGCCACGTAAAGGAACCGAAACTCCAGCCATCGCTTGACGGCAAACCAAAGCTCACTGTTCACGCGGTCGTAAAGCTCTTTGGCGGTGTCCTCGTCCTCGGCCATGATGCGCGTTTCGCTGGCCCCCTCGTAAAAATTAATGCCGTGGCAGCGCCATCCGCGGGTCTTCATGTAATCGAACACCCCCTGCCCGTTGCCCGTGCGGTCCACCGCGAGGTATTCCGGCTTGACGTGCAGTTCGCGCGCGAGCCGAATCACCGCGTCCCCGACCGCGGTCGTGTCGCCCTTGGGGATGTGGAAAATTTTCTGCGCCAGCAAAAGATGCCGGGGCGCCTTGTGCCCGTTGCGGTCATAAAACCACACGGTCTGCCCGCCCGGGAACTCCAG